ATCCACTACGATCAGAAATAAATAAAGCATACTTTCCTTTAGCGTAAGCCATCTATTATACTACCATTTACTATCGTTTGGTCCAACCCAAGTATATTTACCACCTTTTTTGGCAGCACCCATACCTTGAGCAGTTCCACTAATAGTTCCTTTAGCAATTTTAATCTCTTTTCCACCTAACTCTCTATTAGTTCCTGTTGGTGCATTTCCTTTATCAGTTGCTGCTCCAGTATTCATATTAACTTTTGGATCAGATATTTGACCTCTACCATAATGACCTATTTTTTTAGTAGATGCATCACGAGTATTAGTTGTTTGTTTATTCCAATGTGGGTTACTCATTATTCCTCCTTTTTACATTGGCAGTCCGTACATTGGCAATTGTCTCCACAATCACAGTCCCGACCGCATTTTTCACATTTAATCATATATCCTCCTATGGTATATATGCCTGTGCTGGTTTAACACGGAACGCTACTCGTTCCCTGTCAGAATTTGCCGCTCTTTGAAACTCTTCTTCATAAATAGTTTTTAATCCTCCAGCCAAAGATGGCGCTCTTTTTATAGAGATATAATAAGCTAAAGCTGCTGTTAAGCAAGGAAGAAAAAAGAAGGGAACATCTGCATAATTAGTATAACCACCAGCATCCTGAATTCTTCCTATATAAAAGTATTTCATTATATAATCAGTATTTGGGCTAGGGTATACAAATAAAGCCATAGGATGTTCTGGTCTACCATAATTAGAACCTGAATCAGTAGTAACTTCTCCAGCTACCAAACTGTATTGAGTAGGTCTAGCATCCCCTGCAGCTTTTTGTTCTTTCCGAGAAAGATTCATGTAATCAGTATTAGAAATTTTAGTTATGGTTACATCTGTTGTATCACTATTACTAGATAAATTAGTAGTTGCTCCAGCTGAAGCACCTGTTGTAGTAATAGTAGCATCTAAAATATCTACGACATCTACTGGTATATTATAATAATTAGTTCCAGCAGTCATAGTTTGAGTACCATAAGAAATGGTCCATAAATTTAATCCACGGTTAGCCCATTCTGAAAATATTAAATTTAAAGAACGTCTAGCTGTTTTTAAATCATAACCACTTAAGACTTCAAGTCCACATCTTTCAAATGCTTCTTCTATAATCTCTTCTACAGTAAGATTAAATGTTTTAGTGCCTGAATAAGCCATTTAAACCTCCTACGATATAGAGTCGTATTCTTTTATAAACTCAATAACTATACTAGCAGTATCATCGTTAGTAACAGAAGAAAAGTTAATCAGAACATCGCCATCATAGTTAGTTGCTTTTGTATTTTGTAAAGTTCCTATAGAACTAAAGTCCATATCCTGAGCATGATTACAAGACCATGCAACTGGATTTGTTCCACTGTTACTCCATTCTACTAAAAGTGTTTTAGCAGGAGCAGTAACGCTAGAACTCCACCACATTTTATTTATATTTACATAAGTACAAGCTGTGCCATCGTTTCTTGCATTAAGAGCCGACGCATCAACTTTATATGTTTCAGCTGTGGTAGATGCTATTTTAGCGGTGAATGAAAAGATAGCTTTTCTATCTCCATCAAATAATTTTTTTACGTATTGTGTCATTTTTAATTCCCCTTGTAAAAGGGTGGGGCCATTACTCCCCACCCACGGTTATATTATTTTACCAAGTATCTCCTGAAGCAAGGTTCTTACCTTGCATAAAGTCAATCTTGACCCATGCTTGACCAGCAGTAGGTGCTGCTCCAGTTGGAGTATAAGTCAATACTGCTTGTACATCTGAGTCATAAGCCACGCCGTCTGAACCAGTATCTGATTGAGATACACTCTTCCAAACTGCAGTTTGTGTAGCATCCACAGTCACAGCTCCACCAGTATTACCAGTAGTTGTAACTGCTCCCATAGTACCATCAGGAAGATCAGCTAAATAATCCGGATCATCAGATTTTCCAACTTCCATTGGATCTGCTGTTCCAGCATTAAACGCTTCTGACACCCATACCTTAATACCAGTAATGGTAGATTGGTAAGGAACAATTCCTAGTGCTCTGCAATAAACATCTGCTGCCACAGCCGCTGTTCCCACGGTAATATTACCAGTGGTAGCGCCACTTGTAGCAATTTTAGTTACGCTCTTAAAGTTAGCAGCTGTACTCATAGTAGTATAAACAGTTGTACTACTTGGTCCTGTTATAGTTTCCTCTAAAGCTTTGCCATTAACATCTGTTCCAGTGACAGTGAAGGTGATTCCTGAATCATTAGCATCACTTGTAATGCCAATTTTTCTTGCCCACGCTCCGTCAGCAGTTGTTGAAACTGCACTTCCAAGAGCTGGTGCATAAATTGAATTGCCATTAACAGTAGCACATAAAGCTCCATTTAATACCAAGTTAGCTGCCGCTGAAGTTGTTTGTGAAGCGCAAATACCGTCTGTATCTGCCGCTGATGGTTCTTGAAAATAACGAGCTAATGAGTTTGATACCCAGTTAGTGTCTTTTAAATCTTTACCGCGATAACCACCTGATGTGGCTCCGCTAATTACTGGACCCGTTTTTACCGGACCCGAAAAAGTTGTTGTACCCATTTGTACTCCTTGGCTGTATAGGCCATTTGTTACGTCGTCTCTATACCGTCTGCCTAGCCAGTCTACGTAACTATTTACTAGGTAGAAGGGGCGAACTAATTCCGCCCCTTCTAAAGTTGTTAAGCTCCTGGTGAAGCAAAGATACCTCTCCAGTCAGACCAGCCGAAGCTGTATCTTTCTCTGGCTTTGTATCTCACGTTTCCAGTGTCGAAATCGCCTTCCATAGCAGTTCTAATTGGAGCTCTCACAAAGTGTTTAAGTCCATTAGGTGCATCTGTTTTAATGAACCAAGCATCAGTATCAGTTAGGAAGTTGTTTACAACGTACCCTTCAGGTACCATTCCCATTGATTTGATAGCATTGATGTCATTATCAGCAGTGCCTACTCTACCAGCAGATTTCATAAGTCTCTCAGCTACAAACTGAAGGTTTACTGGAATGATCATTTTCATGCCTCTAAGAGCAATCTTTAATCCTCTTTCATCCTTCATATCAGCGATATCAATCAACATCTGCTCAAGTGAAGTTTCACTTAAATCAGCTGCAGTTGATAGCTCGTTCTTTTGGTCTCCACTAAGAGTTGGGTGATCAGTCGCACAAAGCTCCTTATTATCACCACCAAGATAAGAAGCATTAAACGCTCTGTTAAGAATGTTTGCAGCTTTAACTTGTTTAGTGTTAGCCATAGAACGCGCTAATGCTTTAGTGTAGCGAGTGCTAAGTTTGTCGTAAAGATTATCCTCTACAGCTTCTTCTGTAAGTGCAAAAGCTAAAGCAATAGTCTCGTTAGTGTACCTAGCAGTGTAAGTTTCTTGAGCATCTTCATATGATACTCCTTGGCCTTCCGGCTTTACAGCTGCATTGGCGAAACCGCCGAGCATTACTTCTTCTTCGAAAGCACGATCAGATGATTCTGAATCGAATATTTCTTTGTCTTGATTTTCGTATCGGTCATACTCTAACCCGAACAGCGCGTTTAAACCTGGTTCGAGTTCTTTGACCAATTGCATTCTTGAAATTACCATTGTTCAATTTCTCCTATAGGTTTACGCTCCAGTAGCTCTGTTATAGTACATATGCTCGTTAAATCTAACAATATAGTTAGCGTAAGCACTTGCTCTATCAGAGTTTTCTGGATCTTCTGAAATACGAACAACACGGAATTGTGCAGTAGCAGCACCACCAGTAACAGCAGTTGCCAAAGTCGCTTTTGACTGACCATTAATAGAATCGCCAGCAGTGTAGACTGAGTCAATGTTGTCACCAATGTCGGCTTTTGCTAAAGTAGCAGTTCCGCCCATTTGTACTTCGAAGAGTTTATTCGGATCGTCATAAACGTACGCGTCGATTGTACCTTGAGTAACATTTATGCTACCTGGGTAATAATTTGACCACGTTGGTTTTTGAGTAGTAGGGTCTTGATAAAAGCATCCATTGAAGATACCCAAATTGTCAGTGGATGTAGCAGTACCAACTGTTACATATCCACCAGCCATTTGAACTATATCACCTTTATAAATAGCAGTGCCATAGTTATCAGCAATTTCATACTTTGAAGTACCACCATTTTGAATGTTACTTCCAAGTTCACCTACAGGTCTAAAACCGAATGGCGCGTTTAAATTTGCCATGATTTTTCCTCATAGTTAAAAGTATATACTTCACCCACCATGGATAAAGTAAAATTTTTTAATTTAGGGGTTTAAAATCTAACTAGATTTTTTGCCACCAAAACTAACTTGCGACCTGCTCTCTCTTGTAACAGGCATACTAGGATGTTGGTCCTTAAGGGGATCGTTAGCAATTGCGTCGTCTTTATCTTGCGTAACTTGTGCAAAATGTTTTTTACGCTCTGCAACAGTTTCCTTAGGAATCCTTGCTAGCATTAAACCTCCAACAGCTATAACACCGTTCCATTTACCTGAATCTAATTGAGGCCATTCGGTATCAGGATATTCGTCAGCTCTGACAA